AATATTTCTGTAAACGGTTTAACAATATATTGCATAACGAATGCAGGTAGAAGTTAATCTACCTGCAGTCTAGTCAATTAATTACTGCTTTTGACGGCTACGAATCATAGCCAAAATGTCTTCGGCTTTTTGTGCAGGCTTTGCAGCCGCAACTGGTGCCGAAGCGGCTGGCGCTTCTTCGTCATCAAAGTCGCTTGTTGGAGCCGCTACTTTGAGTGCTGGCTTTGCTGGAACTTCATGAACATCACCGTGACCGTCTACTGCCACTGCTGGAGCGGATCCACCAGCAGGTGCTTGCACACCAGCAGGACGGAAGTATTGTCCCCAACGCTCTGTGTCGTATGGCTGGCCATCAACAGATGCTTCAAACATTTCTTTGATCACACGCATTTCAACATCGCCTGGCTTCTTGGGCAAGAATGTGCTCAAGTCAAACAAACCATGTGCTTCGATAGCAGTTTGTTCTGTTTCAGTCAATGCGGACTCTTTACGAGCCCAGGTGCTGGTGTTGTAATCAGCATAGCCACCCTTGGATGTCTTTGTGACACGGAAATCCAACCCACGCAAGTAGTCTGTTGGGATTTCTTCAATTTCAGAATCCATCAAAGCTGCCTTGATGATAGTGAAGATTTGTGGACCAATGATGAATCGTCGAATTGGATTCTCTGGTGTCTTGTCGTCACTCAGTGGGTTTTGGTGTACAAAACCTTGGAAGATGTAACTGCGTTTCTTCCAGTACTTACGACCCATGTCTTCAAGACTTTTGTCTTTGAACCAGGTGCGTACTTCTGCCAAGATTGGGCAGGCCTCATTCCACATTTCCACGCATGGTACTTGTACAAATACTTGCTTGGATTCCATCTCTCCTTTGATGCCGTTAAAAGGCAAACGAATCATGGCTCGTTCTTGCCAAAAGAATGTGTTTTTTGTGTTACCGTCTGGAAGAAAACGCACAATTGCGGTTTGTCCTTCCTCCATATTCCAATGGGCATAAATTGAATTATCGCCCCCTCCAGTGGATTGCCCACCTTTGTTACCTTCTGCTGCCTGTAGTCTTGCGCGGATTTCTGCCAATGATGCCATAGTATGTTCTCCTTAAGTTGCCTATGTTGTTGCCTATCTAAGTTTCTTAGATTTTAAAGTTGCCTGTGACATACAACTGTTGTATCGCATGCACTGTTGTAGTATACGCGACAGCATTGCTGATGTCAATGTTATTTATGCAAGATGGAGAAATTAAAAAATTTCAGTAGCCTATTAGCTCAGGAAACACGTCAAGATAATTGGTACCTCTCAGTTGATCGTGCTTGGTCAACCAGGACACTACTGCTGGCCAATTCTTTTCCCTATCACTAGGTTGACAAAGATGAATACATGTATCTATGTAGTGCATGAGTCTGGGATTGCTTTGTTCTGAAAATTTATTTTTAATTGTGGTGTATTGCGGAAGAAGCTGTTGTTTAAGTGTGTTTGGTAAACAATCAGCGGCCATTGTGCTGGGATTCAACACAGGAGTAACAAAGAAAGAACGCACGCCAAAATTTGTTGCCCAGTTTATCAACTCGTATGATCTGAGCAATGCCAAATTACTTATAGTGGTAGTAATACAGTGTTCTGTTGCTGTGTTTTTTAAAAGCATCATTGCTTGTTCAATGTCTTCCCATTTGGAGGGATAGCGCAAGTATTCATTAACTTTGCCAAACCCATCAATACTGCCCTTGATGTAAACTTTTTTAAAATTGTTTACTAGGTTATCAAGTATTGGTGCCTTGAGCAAAGTAAGATTGGTATTAATATCTATTCTGATGTGTTTGCTTCTGCCACTTTTGATTAATTTTTCCAGTAGTGGCAATGTTGCTCCATCACCAAATGGTTCTCCGCCACTGATTGTTAATGTTTCAAACTCTAGATCTAACAATCGATCAAGATTGGGATTTTTAGTTAGACGTGGCCGGAACTCTAGTCCTAATTTTTCAAGCTCTACTCCGCGAATAAAACTTGCACCACCATGACAAGACAAGCATTTAAGGTTGCATACATTATTAGGTTCAATTATTACCTGGCTAACAGCCCAGGTGTTAGCATCAGCTGATTGTTGTAAAGCAACTGATTCATCTTCTTTGAATTTGTTTGCTAGAATTCGAAAACTATGCCCGCTTTGTTGTTCTTTGACCACGCAGGTGTTACATTCTTTTGGGGCTTGGCCATCTAACAATTGCTGTTTGACTCTAGATAAAGTCCGACTAGAGAAGTAAGTGTCAAGAGACTCCGATTTACTGCTCTTAAAATCACAACAAGGTGTTACTGTATTCTTAAAAACATTTACATCGGTGAATGGAAGCATGCACCAAAATTTGTCAGTCAAGGTCAATTTATCTAATGCTGGCTAATTCTTGCAGACGTTTCAAGAAAGAATCTTGTTCTTTCATAAAACCAATTGCACCTGGTGTGTTGTCTTCTTCAACATCTGTATCGCTTTCGGCCACAGGAGGAGGCTCAACCGGTGTTGGTTCTTCAACAGGTGGTTCTTCAACAGGTACTGGTTCTTCGGCTGGTTCTTCGGCTGGTGCAGAGTCGGATTGACCGGTAACTTCGATACCTAATTCATCAAGACGATGTACAACCTGAGGATTTTCCCATATGTTAGCATCAGGATCTGCAATTGCTAGATCTTTTAATATGTCTGTTAATTCTGTATCACTAGAAATTTCAGTTGGCAATTGTTCAATTGCATTAAGTGCATCTGGACCAACCGGAAGAGGTTCGCTCATTATCATTTTTAAATGCTCTTCGTTCTCGGGAGTAAGAGCTCCTCCAATGACACTCTCAGCCCAAGCTTCAAAAATATCTGCTTCTTTCATGGAACTTTCCTTGATACGTGCCAACAACGGCAATGCCTGTTCAATGCGTGGGTCAATGCGTGTTTCAACAAACAATTCTTTAAGGTCCTCAACCATGATGTCTTGTTCAGTTAACGAGTTTGGATTCCATGACTCAAAATAATTTTTATAACCAGAAGGAGTACTCAATGATTTGATATTTTTACGCAGGCCCTCGTAATACTGATTGGTTTCAGTGATTAGTTTGTTTGCATCACCTTCAAAAATCTTACCGGAGTGTGCTCGACGGAATTGTCCCAGTACTTTGGCTTGCTCAACCATTTCGTTGATATGCCGTCCGCGATCATCCCACGGACGGCCGCCTTCTCTAACGTGTTGCAGTTGAGCGCGGCCTTCTACTAGGCTGCGTGTTTTGAGTTTAAAGCGTTCACCGTCAGTAGTTTCAATAAACAAACTTTCAATGTAACGAAAACGTTGATCGCCTTCTTGCATAACTTGATTGTGTTTTATCATCAATCGTGCTTCTGTGGGATTTCCAGAAAAACTGTAGTGCTTGTTTCCAGTATAACTTTCAGTAACCAAGGCCATTTGTTGCTTGACCAATTTGAGCTTGTTATAGTCGATGATAGTAAATTGTAATAGTCTAGACTTTGCAAAGGAACTTAATTGTTGTAGTAATCGGAACCAGTCAGATTTATCTTGGTCTTCCAGGCTACGAGCAGTATTGTCGCCCGAAGTAACAAACATGGTATTATTAGGACCTAGTAAAATTTCAACTGCTCCGTAATTTTGGCCGCCTGGTGCTACATAATCAAAGCTAAAAGAATCAGCTTTGTTAATATCCTGTTGGCCTTTTTCGTTTACTGGAGGACGTCCAGTTTTTGAATCCAGTGGGTTCACTTCAAAATTGCGTGTTACCAATAAATCGATAAGGTCTTGAGAGTTGTTATTTTGTTCCATAGTTTAGTATTTAGTGCATTATGCTAATGAACGGCATTGGTTCAATCACAACATCGCCGTGATCTTTAATTTGTTGTTCAAGTTCTACGTAGAAATTTTGCAATATTGCTAGCATGCGGACCGCCAAAACTGTGGCCATCACAAGATCGTCTGTTTCTCCTATTTTTGCAGCATAGCTAACACCTGATGCAACAAATGTTTTAAGCTCACTGACTAGGCTCCGACTGTTGATTTTCATACGGCCTGATTCAATCAAGTTTTTGAGCTTGGCGCATGCTGCTAGTTTGGATTTAGGTGTGGTGTTAAACCCTTTTCTGTATCTGCGTCCAGATCCGGGCATGTTTGGATCACTTAAAAAATAGCCTTCTATATTTTCTTCGCCCCATTCTGCAATGCTGATAAGTGCAGCTTCGCCAATGGTGTTGTTTTCTACAGAAAAATAGACGCTTTTTACGTCTTTAACTGTGTCATTGATATGTTTGCAAACATCCGAAAGTATTCGAACCTGTTCTGGAATTGGTGTTCTGTTGTGCCGCCATTCTCCAACCTGTGTAGTTGTGTTGGCTTCAAATATCTGAATAGCAGCAGGATCTCCACCTGTGCCCAAGCTAGGATCTAGTGCAACAACATATATCTGCCCAGGTTTAATAGGTTCGTACCACCGCACCTGTCCTGTTTTGTACAAAGGTTCTCGTCCTTCTAAATCCACCAGTTTAGTAGGAGCAATCAGCGTTTCATCATTGATAATAAATTCACAACCAATTTCTCGTCGGAATCTATCTTCACCTAGCTGTTGCTTCATTGACTCGCCCCAGGCCGCGTCACGGTCTGGGTGTTCTTGCCAATAGCTGCGATATGCTTTGAATCCATTCTTGCCCACAGGAGTTGGATTACCAAATTCGTCTTCACACTTGTTGGCCAGTTTCCAAATCAATGCAAACTGGTCTTCGTCTGAGTTAGGGGTACTTGTGATAATAGCTTTACCACCAGTTGCTAGTGTTGGGGAGATTGAAGTCCAAAACTCTGTGGCAATAGTAGGTCTAACAAATGCAAATTCGTCAGCATATAATAGTGATATAGACATACCACGACCAGTTGTTTCTGTAGTTGTTGCACTAACAATACGACTGCCGTTTTCAAAATCAATTGATCCTTTGTTGTAACTAGTGACACCAGCTCTAATATGATTTGGACACAACTCATAAGCAAATCTTATACGTTGCATGATTTCCTGAGCACCTGTGTACTTGTGAGCCGCAATTAGAATAGTACTGTCTGGCACAAACATAGCATACCACAGAATGTATCCAGCTGCTGATGTGGACTTTCCTGTTTGGCGCGGCATCATTGAAATGCTATATCGATAATTGTGATATGTATCAATTAGTGTTTTTTGATATTTAAAAGGTTGATACAACATCTTGCCACGTGTGGGATGTTGAATGTAGAAAAAATGATTTAGGAAATATGATGGTCCTGTATCTGGATCAGCCGAGGACATGAACTCTACCAATTGGTCTTCAGTCCAGTGCTGTCGGCGATGCGGTGCCTTGATTAGTACGCCTTCTAAGTCTTTACTCATACATATAGTTATCCTGTTTTATACACACATGTTCAATTATCAAGCAACCAATTATCTAGCACTTGCTCCTGGATTTGCAGGCAGTGCATTGCTTAGAAACATACTTACGTTAGATCCCAACAGTGCCGATGTGTTTTTTAAAAAATCCGACAACAAACACAAACTTAGATTGATTAATAGTACCAAATTAGGCCAACCTAGGTTACATACCATGCACATCGGAGACTTTGATCAAATTGGAATTGATGCATGGGATCAAAAATTCAAAGATGCAGATGACTGCAACATGTATGTTCATCACGGGCATGTTCAGAGACTCACACATGATTCTTGCAGGCGGCACCTGTCTAAAATGCCAACTCTTCGAGCAATACTTGTGTTGGTTGGATCTCCTGGGTGCAAGGCCATGATTAATCAACGCAGGGCAGTACAGGGATTTGGGGAGATTGATAACACCGAAGCATTTTTATACAATTGTGGAGCAGAATATTTGAAAAGTTTTTACAACATTCAGGTAGTTCATCAAATGCCGTTTTCAACACTAGCTGATCCAGATTTGTTTTGTGAGCAACAACTACCCGGAATGAAACAACTGTTAGGATTAGATCTGCCAGCTGATCAAATATACAGCATAATCAAACACTGGCGAGATAAAAACTTTCCTGATCTTTAATCTTGTGCGTTAGCGCCACATTTGGCACGTTTAGCGTTGGTTAAAGCACCGTAGTCTACAGGCCATTCTTGACCCGGGGTGACTTCCTTTGCACCAGCCGGATAAGCAAATCTAACTCCTGCTTGACTTTCGATGCTAGAAATCATTGTTCTAAATTTGGTCAAGTCGTTGCCTAAGTTAACGTAAGGTTTGGTATGCGGGAATGCCCATCCTGCAATCTCACCTGTTGCTTGATTGATAACAATTTTATAGTAGCCATGTGGTACAATAACACCCTTGCCAATAAACTCATCGCCTTGACCGTAGAATGCACCCACATAGATAGTGTATGCTTGTCCACGTTGAACTGCCCATCCACGCACTGATGTCTCTAACAGTTTCCAAATGCCTCGATTGAGCGAGCCATGTTGCGGATACATGTTGGTCATTAGGAATGATTCGTATTCAACTTGTTGGCTCCATGATAGGTCACCATCAGGTGCTGCGTGGCCTTTGTCGTAGCCTGTGCCCGCATAGTCGTCTGGTCTAGCACCTGTGCCATTCAAACTAGCATCAGCTACAAAAGCGTTTGTTCTTGGCCAGCAACCTATAGCGTTAGGTGGAGTTAGC